CAGTGGGTGCAGCACTCTGATAGAACAACATGACCGACCCTGCTTCGACGATCTCAAGTGCAGTTGTATAAACTGTCAAGAGAGCACGTGAGGTTGGAGCTGTAGTGGTGGATGAGCTGTCGGGGGCATCGTCCAGTTGAACTACGCCCTGAGCCGTTGTAGAGGCATCAGGTATCCTGTCTGCATCAATAGTCCCTTGTGAGATATTACTTCCGTCAAGATTAGTAATATTATCACCTGCACCAGCAATGTTTCCTGCTGTCAGTGTTTGTGTAGATGGGTTATACTTAAATTGTCCACTATTGGAATCAATATAGGGTCTCTGATATCCTGCACCTTGATTGTCGGAGAACAGTACCTGATAATCGGTATTATCGTTCTTCTCATCTACATTGATATTGTTTGCATTTGTTGCAGTACCAGCCAAACCAGCTGTTACAGTCGTTGCGGTAATGTTAGTTACAGACAGAGTATTGGTTGATGGATTGTAGACAAATCTACCACTCTCAGAATCAATATACTGTCTCTGATAACCATATAATCCAGGATCACTGAAAGTAATTTGATATTCTGTGCTATCAGACTTACTATCAATATTGATATTGTCAGCACCGGTTGCAATACCTGACAGATTACCAACAACACGTCCTACAGTGAGGAATTGGGTCGATGGGTTGTAAGTTAATTGTAAATTGTCGGTGTCAATATAACCTGCTGCATAACCATCCTCGTTATTATCAGTAAATATTACCTGATAATCAGTAGATACACCGATAAAGGCAGTCTGTGTCTGACTAGCAGTGACAATACCAGAACTTACACTGAAATCAGGACCCTTCAGGTTATTGATAGTTCCAATACCGGAAACATAGACTTGTTCAAAATCAGCCTGAGTATTACTATCAAGGAAAGAAGTGACGGTGAGAACACCGATTGAATTTACTAATTGGTCATTACTAATAAAAATAGTACCACCCATACCAGAAGTATTTGATGCCTGGTAGAATAGTTTGTTTGGTGCGTCAAATGGAACTTTGAAGGTGATGATGCCAACCTGAGCACCATTATTAACGACACCTCTATTGAATTGATTTAAGAGATCTACAGTAGGTTCTGTCTTGATATAGAATGGGAATCCACCAGAATCAACAACAAATTTATAATTCTGACCCCTATTAAGATAAATCGTGGGATTGTCAACATTCTGAGTGAATCCGATTCCTGGAGGATCACCAGCAGCTAGGAACCTGAATTTACTACTATTATCATCAATATTAAACTTGGTGAATACTTCAGCATTATTAGCAATCAGTTTATTATCAACAGTTACATTAGTAAAACCAACCGTTCCACCAGCAGATATCTGACCTGAAAGTGATGCTGCCTTAATTGAACCAGTAACTTCTACGTCACCAAAAACAAATGCAGCAGTAGTTCCAGTAGATACAGGACCCCTAAGGTCTAGTGTATAAGTTGGATTAGTCGAGTTAATACCAATCTGTTTATTTAAAACAGAAGCCGTAATAACTGTTCCACCAATACCAACATCTAGACCAGACTGTGCGGTAGATACACCAGTAACTGCTATCCTCTCAGCGGTGATAGTGGTTCCTACAGCCAATGATTGACTGACCTCACCATCACCAATAACAACTAACTTTCTATTGGCTTGAGTCGTTCCAATACCGACCTTATCGGTATTAGGGTCTGCAAAGACCAAATTTTCATTGACTTGCAAGCCATTCTTGATGACAAAATCCTTATCAATTGCCATTTATCTACCAGGTCAGTTTTTGTTATTTTTATTTATCAACTGGCAATTGTTCCAAATTCCTTCCAAACATTACCGGTGGTAAATACCCAACCGACAGTTCCGCCTGTGGTGGGATTGGCATGGAAGACAATATCACCAGGAGTTCCAGTTTCACTAGGAGTGGCAATACCAACAGTGATCTTTCTTGATACTTGAGCATTACCTTGAATAAACAAACTATTCGCCTCAACTCCCTCAGATGACGTGCTTACAACCTTTTGGGTAAATTGGACAGGACCATTAAACTCTGAGAGGATATTAGTCTTGTCACCACCATTCACGACGAGATTTCTACTGATCTTAACAACAGAACTTTCTGAGTAATTGAAGTTACTGATATCATCAGTTGAACCACTTGCAAATGGATCTTCACCGGTAACAGTTTGAACTGGAGTGTCAAAGACTTGTTCTCTACCAGTATTAGAAGCAACTTTCTTATTTCCAATATAGAAATCACCTCTATCATTCATACCGGTGTAATTTACAACACCTCCACTCATTTTTTGTGCTTGAGAGATAATCTCTTCATCAATTGTTAATTGTTTAGTCTGTTTATCTGGGAATGCAGTGGAGTAATTTCCTGGTCCATATCCAACATATTCAAATGTATGACCAGATGCTCTAATAATGGAGTTTCTTCTAAACTCAATAGGATAGAATCTGATTCTCTGTACTACAGATCCAACGTTATGTAGTGCTGCAACTGTACCATATACAGCTCTGAAGACTTTCAATTGAGTTGTTCCACCCACACGACTTACTGTGGTCTTAATTCTCATGATTTCATCATTAATTTGAATATAGTCTCCGATAAGGAAACCAAATTCCGTCATATTATTGACATTGATAGTGTCAGTTGTCTTACTAGAGATTGCAGCAGATAGAGTGGTAGTGATACCAGCGTAGATGGGTTGTTCTCTTCCGTGAAGTACACCACTTCCAACAACGATATCACCGGCATTATTTTGTATACCATTAGTATGGAGTTGAATAGTGCCAGACGTTGAAGGTGTTACAGTATTGACACCAACGTTTAGAACAACAGTAGTCAGTCCAATTTTATTGACACAGATGAAAGACCCGTTGAAGAATGTTTGAGCAGCACCACTTACCGTTACAGTATTATTAACTCTGAAGTTATTAGCAAAGTTCGTGGTGACTGTGGCAAGACCTACATTCTTATTATAAACAAAATTACTCGTATCAAATGCTGGTCCAATTATTGAGAATGATCCTGGATCTGATACAACATTTCCCAGACCCATTGTTGTGATACCAGGCGAAGTTGCTGCTAGTGGAACAACCTCAACCTCGTTAATTGCCGGAACAGAGGTAATTTTGTAATCAGAGTTAAAACTTCTACCATCAAAATCATTGATACCAGAAACTGAGATAACATCACCTAGGTTATTATAAGTCTTAGTGACTGAACCTGTGGCGACACTGAAACCAGTGGTGGTTGCAATACCGACGACTCTGAATGTATCACCTTCAATAAAGGCACTACCACCATCCATGATTGCAATATCAATGATCTCACCGGTTGATGTTCCATCGATTGTTACCAATGCTGTGGCGTTTCTTCCGATTGAACCAGAACCTGTGTTTTCAAGAGTTGCATTGTAGAAGTATTGGATGGTAGATGATCCATCTCCATATCCTGCACCAGGATTATCAATAACCGGTTTAGTAATCCTATTGAGACCGTGATCATGATCGGTAAAGATGGTGTAAGCAGTTCCAACATTATTACTTACAATATCAGTGATACCTACTCCAATTCCGGTCTCCGTAAAGAAATCTTCAATAGTTTCGCCGGTGATACTATTAAGGGGGTCATTAACATTTCTCTCACCAATCAATCTTGCAGGTGCATGACATGTAGCTGACTCTGCAGTAGATTTTGGATTATCTCTATCGAGTTGAGGATATAGATTTTGAACTGGTTGAGAGAAGGAATAATCAATTGAATTAAATGGAGCAACGGTGGGTTTAACATCAGCATTCAATACACTGAGGTAATAGATACCATCTTGCTCACCACTCTTATAAGCATTAATTTCTTCAACATCATAAACATAGTAGTTTCTATTATAATTCTTTCTCTTCACAGTTGGAAGAGAGGTGGTTCTTGTTGAAGTGTTGTTAGTAAATGTTCCAGGAGTCGAGGGAATTTGATTCACTGAGAATGTTCTCGTGCTTGTAATTCCAGTGACTTCATACACACCATTGAAACCAGATTGTCCAACACCAGCAACTGGGAATAGTGTACTTGTAACGTTTGCAATCTCTACACTTGAACCGATAGAAAGTCCATGTGGTTTTTCTGTGGTGTAGTGAGCCAGACCTGCTTTATAATCCACATTTGCAATGAAACTAAAGTTTCTCATCTGTGAATCATTACTCATGGTCACTGAGCCAGGATTAAACTCCAAGGCTACCTCAGTATTGTTTGCACCAGATACATCACCAGACTCCTGAATAATATATCCGTCAAGAGGTGGTCTTGCTGCTTCAGATCCTGTGGTTGAGGGAATTACAAATCTTACTTTGTGAATCCTATCATTAGACTGTCTTGAATCTTTCAATCTAGTGAAGAAACTTCTTGGTGAAGCATCTCCTAATCCACCACTAATCAGTTTTGCATATAGATTATTCTCGGTGGACGCAGATGATACGTTTACATACCATTGGGTGTTAGTAGTATCAAATTGAATTGGGTGACCGATGTCACCTGCCAGTTTGTCACTCACTCTACTTTCAACAATCAAAGTATCACCAAGATTATTGATCGCAATTTTGTTACCAGACAGGGCATCATTCAATGATCTGGCAATCTGCATCTGATTACCTCCCAATCCATCAACAATTGAGAAGTAAATGATATTGGGGTCAAGACCATCAGGTAGACTTCCGTCATTGGAGATAATTCTGATTGTTTCTCCTTGACTAAGTTGATGATCCTCAGTGAAGGTCATTGTTGAACCAGTAATACTATTACCGGTAGAGACATTTCTACCGACTCTCATTACCTTTTTACCAGAGGCTCTGTTGGTTGCGTATGCAGTATCGTCCATGACCACTTTGGCACGGAATGTCGTGGGAGTGCCACCAACTGGAAAATCAACATTGATTTCCTCACCATTCTTAGCACCAAATCTATATCCTTGAATAATACTATTAGGTATATCATCCTGATTTTCAAAATTATACAGATATAGTCTTGATGTGTCTCCAACCGATGTGGTTTTAGTGATGTCAAATGATGAGAACTCAATTGTTGCGTTATCAGGTGCAAGAGTTCTAGGGGGAATAATTTGAGTGATATATCCAACATCATCCTGAGAGAATACATTATTCTTATATCCTCTTGAAGTCAGAGCAATTTGACCGAAGTTTGAGTTTGAGTTAGTAACAGAAAAATCAGCTCCAGACTCAACTAAGAACTGGTTTGAGTATCCGATTGCGAAGATTGATACTAACTGAATCAAACTATTGTTTGATGCCTTGATATGATAATTGCTGTATGAGGGTTTATATACCGCATTAATATCTGTGTGCAGATTAGGTATTGTAAGTTTATCGTCAAAAGCACCACTCGACGTGTTATATTTTACAAATGCATTGTCGTCAATCTGAAGCCCAACTCCCGTAAATTGGGCTACAACCATAGATTTAAATCCATCAGCCTTCGAGCCATCGGCATGCATACCACACAAACCATATAGTGTT